CCATGCGCAGTAACAAATATGCTGCCCATGTATCTATCCTCTTGCCTTAGCGCGAATTCATAAGCCGCTAGTGCAGCTTTTTGCTCCCGCGTGAGTCTGGCTTTCATCGTCTGCCCCTCTGTTGTGTTGCTGTCCATAACCGAACAATACGCCAATAACGGAACAAAGCAATACACTACTATCACGCAACTACGGTAATCCGAACGGATGAGGCAAAAGAGATCAGGTGACAGTGCGAATGATTCTCACTAGCATCCGCAAATGAGTATCAACTACAGTTGAGAATGACTCTCAAATGAGAATATGAATCAATTACTTGAGGGCGTGTCGACGAAACCCGAAAGGGATGAGCTTGGAAGGTGGCTGCCAGGAACGTATGCGCCTCAACGTAAGACAGTGGAAGGGATGCTGCGCAAGGCTGCACATGCAGAGGATGCGAAGAAGCTACGACGAGCATGTGATCGCCTGATCTCACTGGCTGCTGATGCAGAGGATGACAGAGTAGCCATCGCTGCGTTCTCTCTCATCTCAGACAGAATCGACGGGAAAGCAGTTGCACGTATCGAGACTACCGATGGCGACACTCGCTCACTCGACCTAGCTGCACTCGTATCACTCGTAATGCAACACCGCAAGAGCGAAGCTATCGACGCGCATACCACTCCCAGTATCGAAGGGGGGGAGGGGATGGGGGATATACCCGTGGAGCAGGAGCAGGCCGGGGGTGGGTGAGGATGGGACCCACTGGCACTATCGGAGTATTTTTTTGATAGGGTCCCACTCTCACTATCGCAGCAAATAATTGATGTACGTCCCTAGCGCAAATCTGCGCGAACTCGAATGTGGGTAGCAGGATGAGGGCAAAGGAATTCCAAGACAACTGTGATAGTTGCCTGGAACTTTCCCCTCTGAGTGAGGGCTGATAGTTCGTTCTACGACGCTATCAGTAGCAGCATTTCAGCCCGTAGGGGCAGACCCTTTAGCTGCGACCTTTAGTTTGTTTCCATCTAGCACCGCCACACTGAGAGCGGATTCGATTTGCCATCCAAGGCAGGACATGGCTAGAGGCTGTTCATCAGGTTGGTGCTTGGGCAGGCTTCTTATGCACCCTTTATCCGGACGGCAAGAACGTAGCGATGGGTCACGAGGGACTACAGGTGTAGCGACAGGACTCCTCCCGTCCACCCTTCCTTCCCTGCTTGGGAGCATTTGTTTGTGCTCCCTTGCGATGCGCTGATTAACCATCTGTACCCGATAAGAATCCGTCTGGTTTTAGTATTTCACTCTTTCTCCTGTGGCCAGAACTAGGGTCGTGGTGTTCCTGATTCTGTTGGCTTTTGCTTTTATTTTATGCGCTCTCCAGTCGGCTGGAGTTTTGTTTTCCATCTTTACTTTTTTCTTGTGCGCGAGCCAATCTGATTTTTTTGCTGTCATTTTGGAAAATAAGAATCCGTCTGGTTTCTATGCAAGCCAGTAGTTCATGTCACTGCGCAGACCACCAGATCCTGGTGGCTGCGTCGTGGTCAAAGTTCACTATCGGAGCCGCAATTCACGGCTTGTCGACAGGCGCTCCAAGATTCAGGGTCATCACGCTGGCAACCGAGCCATTGGTGACGTTCACATCCTCGGAAACTCCAGTGATGGAAACAACGCCTGCACCCATATCAGCGTCAGCAGATACAGTGACGCGTGCAGTGCCGGGGGCGACGCTATCGACGACTGCCGACATGCCGTCTACAGATGCAGTGACAGTGAGGACGGTTTCGTCGGACGAGGCCCATACCGGCACACCGTCTACAGGCGCAGGACGACCGCGCGAATCGGTGATCGAGAGAACTACATTGTCAAATCTTTGATCGGTGGTGATGTCAGCCATGATGGCTCCTATTCGGGTTTGGTCACTGGTGTACCGAGATTGATGGTCAGATTCACCGCCATTGGAGTAGCTGCGAATCCATCACGAGCCGCAAGATTGTCAGCCACCTCGCGGTCAAGTTCGTCAAGCAGGTATTGATCGATTTCCATGTCAGGCAACGCAGGAAATCCGTGATCCTCCAGCGCATCCTCGGCTGCGTCAGCAGCATCCTGCGCAGCAATGGCACTCAGGATCAGGGCTTCACGCGCCTTCAGGAAAGCCAGACGCTCATTGAGGACAGCCCGTAGCTCTTCCGACAGGGCATCATTGATCTTGTCCTCAAGACCGCGAATCTGTGGAACGATGTCGTCTAAGGCCTCTTGCCACTCGTCCCGACGTTCGGAAATAAGGTCGCTGGCCATGACTTTCCTTTCACCGTGTCCGAGACTATTCTATACCGCAAATACGGGATATCGATGACAAAGACGACACACGATCCGCGCGCACTCGAAGATGAATTAATCGCCCGTTGGGAAGCAAAAGCGAGCTTCCGCAAATGGATCGATTACCGGCAACAAGGGATTCTGAAGCCAGCCAAGCACCACGAACTGATTATCGACAAACTGGAAGCAGTAGAACGAGGCGACATCAAGCGCCTCATGCTGGTCTTCCCTCCGGGTAGTGCAAAGTCTACCTACTCAAGTATGGAATTCCCCCCCTGGTATGTAGGGAGGAACCCCGGTAAGAACATCATCGCCTGTTCCCATACCTACGACCTTGCCGAGCGGTTTGGACGCAAGGCACGCAACATCGTGGCAGCGCAGGAATTCAAGAATGTCTTCGAAACGACAATATCGGCAGATTCGGCTGCCGCCGGTCAGTGGGAAACCACTAGGGGTAGTGAATATTTCGCTGCTGGCGTCGGTGGCGCTATTACTGGTAGGCGCTCGGATATAGGTCTTATAGATGACCCGGTAAAAAGCAAGGAAGCAGCGGAATCGGAGCGAGAACGCGAAAAGGCGTGGGACTGGTACGTCAATGACTTCGAAACCCGCCTGAAACCGGGGGCCGCCCAGATCGTGATCCAGACCCGCTGGCACGAAGATGACCTCGCCGGCCGGATATTGCAGCGCGACGGCGATATGTGGACCGTGATCCGGGTGCCTATGGAAGCCGACGAACTGGACGACCCCCTTGGACGCAAGATTGGCGAGCGCCTGTGGCCGGAATGGTTCACCGAGGAAATGGTTTCACAGGCTAAAAAGGATGTCCGGACCTGGAATGCGCTCTATCAGGGAAATCCTGTCCCCGAAGAAGGCAATTTCTTCAGAAAGGACTGGTTCGTGGAGTACGGTCCGGACGATCTCCCCTCCACCCTCTCTATATATGGTGCCTGCGACTACGCGGTCACGGAGCGGGGCGGCGACTACACGGAATTGGGGATTTTCGGGGTGGACTACGACGGCGACGTATGGGTGCTGGACTGGTGGTTCGGTCAGACTACCCCGGAAACATGGGCCGACGAGCAATGCGGGCTGATCCTCAAGCACTCCCCGCTGATCTGGTTCGGGGAAGCCGGACCTATCCGACGTTCGGTGGAACCATTCCTGAAAAAGCGGATGGAAACCCGCAAAGCCTACTGCCACCTCGAATGGCTGGCCTCCATCCACGATAAACCGACCCGCGCACGAGCCATCCAGGCCCTTGCCAGCATGGGCAAGATCAAGATCCCGAAGAACAAGACGTGGCTGAATCACGTCATGAGCCAAATACTTCAATTCCCTGCTGGTAGACAGGACGATGCCGTGGATGTATTCTCGCTGATAGGACGTGGACTGGAGTTCGTTCAGTCAGCCGGCCAACCCCGCAAGAAAACAATCAACCTCATGCCGAATCGTTCGGCGTGGCTAGGGTGAGCGGCAGCATGGACGGCGAGTTTGTGATACTGCGTGATGGCCCGGATTCCTACATCCGGGTTGCCGATGTCCTCGAAATTCTCTCGGCTCGATACTCCCCTAAAGACCGTGACTTGATTGCTGAATTCCTGCAAGGCGAACTCACGCCCAGTCAGAACGCGAGGATGAACTGATATGGCAGACAAAGACATCATCAGTGACGCCCTCGAACAGTTCAAGATTTCGCAGGACGCCGATGCCACGAACCGGCAGGACGCACTGGACGACATCAATTTCGCCCGCATGGGCGAGCAATGGCCAGACGAGATCGCAGAAGCACGCTCCCGCGAGGGACGCCCGATGCTCACGATCAACCGGATGCCCTCCTTCGCGCGACAGGTGGTCAACGATGCCCGTCAGAATAAGCCAAGTATCACTACTCGACCTGCCACGGGCGGGGCCAATGTTCTTAACGCAAATCTATTCGATGGACTCATACGGCAGATTCAGAATCAGTCATCTGCGAATATCGCCTATGACACCGGGATTGAGTCCGCTGTATATGGAGGTTTCGGATACTGGCGAGTGGACGTTGACTACGCCTACAAC